CCCGGTGCGCCGAGCCCGGCTGTTCCGCGCTCGTCCCCAAGGGCCGCTGCGAGGAGCACCAGCCCATCCCGTGGGCAGGCCGGGACGACAAGGCAGCCCGGTACGGCATCAGCTCGGGACGCTGGCGCACGCTGAAGCGGCGCGTCACCATCCGTGACCATGGCTGCTGCTACCGCTGCGGCACCGAGCAGCCTGACCGCGCCGACGATCCCGAGGGCGAGCACCAGCACGAGCTGGACCACATCACGCCGGTGTTCGAGGGCGGCGCGGTCGAGGACCTCGACAACCTGGGGCTGCTCTGCGGCCCGTGCCACGAGGCCAAGAGCAAGGCCGAGGCCGCGCGAGCCAACCGGGCTCGCCGCAGGGCCCGCTGAGGCGCCGCAGGCCGCTGACCTGCACAAACACGCCGGGCTGCGCAAAAGCCCAGGTCAGAGCGCTGCGGCTCCCGAAAACGCACGCCGTTTCCGGGAAATCCCCCCTGGGGGTAGGGGAGTCTGGATCGCTGGGGTGATCATCCCGGGGCCCGGCGCCGTCAGCTCGGAGCACACACGCTCAGAATTGTGAACTCGAAACCGGGGATGTGACGCAACGTCACCATCGTAACCGCAGGTCAGGGGGTTGACATGGGGCGTACGGCGCAGCCCGCAGGGCTCAGGTTGTTGACCGGCCGGTCCGAGGGGCGCGACTCCGGCGGGCGCCCGGTCCACAAGGGGCCGGCCTTCCGGCGGCTCCCGCCGAAGGCCCCGACGTGGCTGTCGCGAGAGGCGGCTGCCGAGTGGCGGCGGGTCACCCCCGGCCTCCAGCGCCTGGACCTCTTGAAGGAGGAGGACCGGGCGATGCTCGCCGCGTACTGCGAGACGTGGTCCGTGTTCGTCACCGCGACCCGGGACGTGACCGCGACGGGGCTGACCGTGCAGCAGGTGACGACCAGGCCGGACGGGTCGACCAGCGAGAAGACCGTCGCGAACCCGTCCGTGGCCATCGCCAGGAACGCGGGCAGGGAGCTGCGCGGGTTCGCTGCCCAGTTCGGCCTGAGCCCGTCCACCGAGCAGGCCCTGAGCAGGGGGGCCGACGATGGCGACGAGGACGACAACCCGTTCGCGTAGGGGGGCAGCAGAGGAGGACGCGCCTGTGCCCGGCGCGTTCCTGGACGACGCCGAACTGGAGCGCCTCAAGCTGTCGCCGGAGGTCGGCTGGTACCTCGTCTCGAGGGGCATCGCCCTGCCGGACTGCCCGCCGCTGATCAAGACGCCCGAGCCTCGCAACGTGCCCGGGGCCCGGTTCGACGCCGAGCGCGTCGACAAGGTCATCAAGGCGTTCAGCCTGCTGCGCCACACACAGGGCCAGTGGGCCGGCCGCCCGCTCGTCCCCGACCCCTGGCAGGTCGCCTGGATCCTCGCCCCCGTCTTCGGGTGGGTGCACTGGGACGAAGACGCCGACGCCTACGTACGGATCATCTCCGAGCTGTACGTCGACGTCCCCCGCAAGAACGGGAAGTCAACCCTGTCGGGCGGCATCGCCATCTACATGACGTGCGCGGACGGCGAGCCCGGCGCGCAGGTCATCGCCGCGGCGACGACCAAGGCGCAGGCCGGGTTCGTCTTCACTCCGATCAAGCACCTCGCCGAGCGCGCCCCCAAGCTCAAGGGTCACGTCAAGGCGTACCAGGGCAAGATCCTCCACCCGAAGTCCAGCTCGTACTTCGAGGTGATCGCGAACGCGGCGGACGCCCAGCACGGCGCGAACATCCACGCCGGGATCATTGACGAGCTGCACATCCACAAGAGCCCGGACCTGGTCGAGGTCATCGAGACCGGTACCGGCTCGCGCCGCCAGCCCCTGATCGTCATCATCACGACGGCGGACAGCGGCAAGCCGGAGACGATCTACGCCCGCAAGCGGACGCGCATCGAGCAACTGGCGCGCGGCGTCCTCGAAGACCCGTCCGTCTACGGCGTGATCTTCGCCGTGCCGCGAGACGCCGACCCGTTCGTGGAGGAGACCTGGCGGGCGGCCAACCCCGGCTTCGGGATCAGCCCGACGCGCGCGTACCTGGCGCGCAAGGCGCGGGCCGCGCAACAGTCGCCGGCCGACCTCGCCGCCTTCCAGCGTCTGCACCTGGGGATCCGGACCAAGCAGGCCACTCGGTTCCTGGACCTGGACGCCTGGCGTGCCAACGCGGCGCTGGTGGACGAGGTGAAGCTGCGCGGCCGCGAGGCGTACGGCGGCCTGGACCTCGCCTCGGTCAGCGACCTGAACGCGCTGGTGTGGCTGTTCCCCGACGACAGCGACGGCAGCCTGGACCTGCTGCTGCGGTTCTGGACGCCGGAGGAGAACCTGCCCGCCCTGGACAAGCGGACCGCGGACGCGGCGTCGCGGTGGGTCAAGGAGGGCTGGCTGCGCACCACGCCGGGCAACGTCACGGACTACAGCGTGATCGGTGCGCAGGTCCGTAAGGACCTCGACTCCTACGACGTGCGCTCGCTGGGGTTCGACCGCTGGGGCAGCACGTCGCTGACGAACGACCTTGAGGGCGAGCGGGCACCGATGGTCGGCGTCGGCCAGGGCTTCAAGACCATGTCGCCCGCGCTGAAGGCGGTCAAGCGGCTGCTGCTGCTCGGCGCCAAGGGCCGGCCGATGCTGCGGCACGACGGCAACCCGGTCATGACGTGGATGGTCGACAACCTCGCCGTGGCCATGGACGCGGCCGGGAACGTCAAGCCGGACAAGGCGCACAGCGCGGACAAGATCGACGGGGTCAGCGCCTTGTGTGACGCCATGTCCGAGGTCCTGCTGCGTCCGCCCAAGCGGACGTCCGCGTACGAGGACGGCGAGTTCGAAGCGATCTGAGAGAGGGGGTGGGCGCATGCGCTGGTGGCCGCGCCGCAAGGCTCCTGCCTCCGGGCAGGTCATCGACCAGGACGGCGTGCCCGTGCTCGCCAAGGCCGCCGAGAGCTTCGGCGACCTGAACCAGCTGGGCCAGTACCTGGCCGCGAACGGCATCCGCGTCGTGGACCCGGGGGTGCCGCTGTCGCAGTACGCGGACACCGCGGCGGCCGCGCGCGTGTGGGAGACCCAGCCGTCGGTGCGGAAGGTCGTCGACTACATCGCCCGGCAGCTGTGCACGATCCCGTGGCACGTCTACGAACGGGTCTCGGACACGGACCGGCGGCGGGTCACCGACCACCCGCTGGCGCAGCTGCTCGGGCAGCCCGCGCCGCACCGGTCCCCGGCCCGGCTGTGGCACGCGACCCTGGTCGACTGGCTGATCTACGACCGATGGTGCCAGCAGCTCCTGCCCAGCGCCGACACCGCGTCCGGGTACGAACTGCGCAGGAAACCCGCCCGCCGGTTCCACATCCTCGCCGATGACGACGACGAGCCGGACGCTCTCCACCTGATGTCCTCGCACGGGCCCGCCGAGGTGGTCACGCTGCCCGCGCCGTACCTGTACGACCACGGCTACGCGACAGTCGGCGCGGACGGCACGTCACCGATGCTGACGCTGCGGCACATCCTCGCCGAGCAGGCCGAGGCGGTGGAATGGCGGCGCTCGGTGTGGCGCTCCGGCGCCCGGGTGCCCGCCGTCATCGAGCGGCCGGCCGAGGCACCGGCCTGGTCGAAGACCGCCAAGGAACGGTTCCAGGCAGCCTTCAACGCGTTCATGGGCCGCGGCGCCCAGGCCGGTGGCACGCCGATCCTCGAGGACGGCATGAAGCTGGTCACCGTCGAAGCGTTCAAGCCGGTGGACACGCAGGACATCGAGGGCCGCCGACTCACCGACGCCGAGGTCGCGTCCGCCTACCACATCGCGCCCGAGCTGGTCGGCGCCCGCGAGGGCACCTTCTCCAACATCGACGCGTTCCGGCAGATGCTGTTCACCATCAGCCTCGGCCCGTACGTCACGCAGTGGCAGGACGTCCTCAACAGCATGCTGGTGCCGCTGGTCGCCCCGGGGACGAACCTATACGTCGAGGCCAACCTCGAGGCCAAGCTGCGCGGCTCCTTCACCGAGCAGGCCGCGCTGCTCCAGACCGCCGTCGGCGCCCCGTACATGCTCCGCTCGGAGGCCCGCGCCGTGCAGAACCTGCCGCACGTGGACGGCACGGACGAGCTGGTGACGCCCCTCAACGTCATCGTGGGCGGGCTCGCGAGCCCCAGGGACACCGCCCCGGACGCGCCCCCAAAAGGTCAGGGCCGCCCCGCCTGAAGGGGCGGCCGGAGGACCTGGGGACGTTCGAGACGGAGCGGGACGCCTTCAGCGCGGCGCTGACCGAGTGGGCGCAGCGGCAGGCGGACGGACTGCTGGACCGCACGGGCGCCAAGGCGGACGGGCCGCCGGACTTCTACGACCTGTGGGCCGCGCAGTCCCCGGAGCGGCAGGCACAGCTGGCCTCCCTGATCCAGGGCTACGGGTTCCGGCTCGCGCAGATCGGCGCCTGGTCCGTCCTCGGCGTGTGGAACCCGGACGCGGACGGCTGGGACGCGACGGTCATGGAGGCGTGGCTGTCCAAGGCGGCCGCGGCGCACGCCGCGCAGTACGAGCAGGCCGCGTACGCCGCGGCGACGGACGCGGTCCGCGAGGACGGCGACTGGCGCGACAACCTCAAGGCCGGGCTGAAGTCGTGGGTGGTCGCCGCCGGCGTGCGCGCGGTCACGGCCGCGACGGAGGCCCGCTCCTTCGGCGGCCACGACGCGGCCGGCGCCTCCGGCCTGACGCACAAGGTGTGGCGGACCGGGGGGAAGAACCCGCGCGCGAGCCACGTGCGGCTGAACGGCGACAGCGTCGAGCTGGGCCAGACGTTCGCCAACGGGCTGCGCTGGCCGGGCGATGCGAACGGGTCCGCGGACGAGACCGCGCACTGCGACTGCCACCTGGACTACACACGAGAGGGGGGCTGACCGTGCCCCGCACCAAGGAAGCAGCGGCCCGGATCAAGGCCGTTGGTCCCGCAGACGGGCTGGCCGAGGGCGAGTTCATCGCGATCGTCAGCGTCTTCGGCAACGAGGACTCCGTCGGGGACGTCGTTGAGTACGGCGCGTTCGGCCAGGTCCTCGCCGAGTGGAAGGCGAGCGGCGACCCCATCCCGGTCGTGTGGTCGCACCGGTGGACCGACCCCTTCTCTCACATCGGCATCACGGTCGAGTCTGAGGAGATCCCCGAAGGGCTCAAGGTCCGAGGACGCATTGAGGACCTCGACACCAACCCCACCGCCCGGCACGTGCACGGCCTGCTGAAGGGCCGCCGCATCACCCAATTCAGCTTCGCCTACGACGTCGGGGAGGGCGGCTGGGTCGAGACCGACGACCTGGCCGCGCACCCCTACGGCGGGTACTACCAGATCAAGCGGATCAGCAAGCTCTACGAAGTGGGCCCCTGCCTGGTCGGCGCGAACCAGGAGACCGCGCTCCTCGCCGCGAAGGCAGGAGACATCGCCCGCAGCGTGAAGGAAGGCCGCGTGCTGGCAGGCGCGCACTACGACCGGCTCGTGTCCGCGCACGCCGCGATCGGCGAGGTCCTGGCCGCCGCCGAGCCACAGAAGACGTACCGGCCCCCCGCACCCGCCGCGGGCCGGACCAACCCCGAGCAGGAGACCGGCCAGCAGCCGGCCGCGCCGACCGCCGCCGCCCCCAAGGCGCCCGCGAAGTCGTCCGGCCTCACGCCCGCCCAGGTAGCCGCGTGGGTCACCGCACGACAGATGAGCACGAGGAGACTGGCATGACGCTGCGCGAGAAGCTCCAGGCGCTGCTGAAGGAAGCGGCGGACATCGTCGCCAAGGCGCAGGAAGAGGACCGGGACTTCACCGAGGACGAGGTGACCCGGATCAAGGAACTGAAGACCGAGACCGAGCTGGCCGAGGCGAAGGTGAAGGCCGCGGACGAGGCCCAGGCCGCCGCCGCGGCGATGGCGGGCAAGGCGTCCGCGACCAAGCCCAAGTCGCCGGCGGCCCAGGTGAAGGACCGCCAGGAGGAGCGGGACGCCAGCACCTTCGGCGCCCGTTTCACCAAGTCGGAGCTGTACGCCGAGTTCCGCAAGCAGCACCCCAGCGGTGTCGGCGAGGGCTCCCCGGTCGACATCGGCCGGGTCAAGGTCGGCACGATGAAGGAGTGGATGGCCGGCCGGAAGGCCACCGCGGCGCCCCTCCAGGTCGCTCTCGGCCAGGTCGCTCCGGTCCGGATGCCGATGGTCGACCAGGTCGACCGCGACAACCTGACGATCCTCGACCTGATCAGCCACGGCGAGACCGCCGGGAACTTCGAGTACCTCCAGGTCACCGGAGTCACCCGGAACGCCGCCGTCGTGGCGGACGAGATCCTGCCGGGCGACGCGAACGTCAAGCCCACCTCCACCATCCAGACCGAGCTGGCCGAGGCGAAGGTGTACACCTACGCCGACGGCTACGACGTCACCAACCAGCTCCTGTCCGACGCCCCCGCGCTGGCCTCCTACATGGACAACGAGCTGGGCTACTCGCTGGACTGGGTAGTCGAGGACCAGCTGCTCAACGGCCCCGGCACCGGAGGAAAGCCCAAGGGCATCCTGCACACCACCGGCGTGCAGGAACTCACTTACACGCCCGGCGCCGACGCCATGGCGCAGGTCAAAGCCATCCGACAAGCGATCACGAAGATCACGACGCTGCCCGGCGGCAACGTCACTGCGGTGCTGATGAGCCCCGAGGACGACGAGGCATGGGACCTGCTCCAGGACTCCCAGAACAGGTTCATGGGCCAGGGCCCGTTCGGGCAGGGCCCCTCGACCTCGTGGGGCCGCACCCGCGCGCTGTCCCAGCGCCTGTCCCCGGGAACGGTCATCCTCGGCGACTGGCGGCAGGTCGCTCTCCTGGACCGCGAGGGCCTGTCCGTCCTCGCGTTCAACCAGCACAAGGACTACGCCCAGCGGAACCTGACCTACGTCCGCGCCGAGCTGCGCGCCGCCCAGGTCATCTGGAAGCCGAACCGGCTGATCGTCGTCAAGCCGGCCGAGGACGAGGGAGGCGCCTGAACCATGCCCAGCCACAAGATGATCACCAT